TTACCGTAGATTTTACCCCTCAAGTTTAGTCATATTCGACAAACCAATGATGAAGAATTCTCAAAAGGATTCGGGCGCCAACGGAGCGCCCCAAAAGCCCCCCCAGAAAGGGGGCAAAACGAAAGGCCCCAAGAAAGGGGCCAACGCCGGCAAGTCCGGCAAGTCTCGGAAGCGAAAGCCTAAGGCCAAAGTTCCCGCGTTCGTCAGTGATGCCGACGCGCTGGAGAACCGGTGGTCTAAGTTTTCAATTCGGATGTCTAAGGTTGATGAAGAGGCGGCTGATCATTTCCGCGCCGCCGGCTTCAAGGTCTTCCTTACCAATTCCCCTTCCCAAACCCATGCGTATCTCAACGCCGAGCGCTATTATGCCACCGGCCGTCTGATTTACGAAGCATTGCGTGCTAACCCCGGTCAACGATTTGTCTTTCTCTTTTCGTCGGCTCGGGAGCAGTCCATCGCCAATTTCCTTTGCGGTGGCATGCGCAATCCACCCTCGATGTACTTTCATCGCCCCATCCTCACCGATTCTGACATGAATCGAAATCTGCCCGGAACTCCTTTGGACTGGGCGGACACCCCTCTCCCTACACCTGCTCGTGGCGTTGTCTACATCGCCATCGACGTGTACGAAGGTTTTATCGATCATGTCCGCACGATCACTCGCGCTGGTGGAGTCGTCTATTGGTCTGGTGTTAATTTCATCGGACCGGTCGGTTTCCACTATTCTGCTGTGTGGGAGAAGCGCAAGAACAAGGTTGTTTGGAAATCTGATCAGAGTCAGCGAGCCTACGCTCCGCATGATTCTTGTGAGGAAATCTTTCTGAACAGCATTCCCGACACCACCTGTGTCTCTCTTTTTGAGAGCGTGGGCAGTGCTCGCGGTCTGTTTTTGCTTGTTGATGGCGAGCCCTCCGAAGGGCGCGCCTTCGGACCCTTCCTGGATTTCCAGGTGGTCCATTTCTCTTTCATCAGCAGTGTGGTGGCCAAGTTCCGCGAACAGTTGGGCCTGGTCACTTCGCCTGTCCGCGAAGGTCATGTTGTGTTAGGCTGTTTGGTTTCGGCCATTCGCCAACATATGATGTTTCGAGGTCGCAACCCTTACACCCTTACGGGCGTTACTGCGATCGCGAAGAAGTGGCTTCACGGGGAACAAGTGGCTCATGTCACTAGTGCCCCTCGCCACGTCGTGTTAGGAATGGAAGCTGTGAGTGTCCTCCAACCACAGCTCTACATGGATGTTCTCAGATCCTCCGTGGCTCTGGGTTTTGTGAAAGACGTTGAAGATGAGCAAGCTCTGATCTCTTATTTTGAGGGTCAGAATGTGCACGCTCTCAACGAATCTCGCAAAAACTTCCGTGTGGAAGCTTCTTGGACGAAGCATCTGGGTGAGTATGCTGTCAAAGCTCTGCCATACCTCATGGCAGCCGGCTTGGCCCTTTTGGTCAGTCGCCGTTTCCGAGCTTCGTGGCTCGAAACTTTTGACAGTTATCGGCAGACCGCTGCTGATTATGGGAGAAGACTCCTCACTGGAGCTGACGACACCGTGTCGGAGTTCAAAGAGGAGGCTTCAAAGGTCGATTGGGCACCCTGGGTGTCTATCGGCGCAACCGTAGCCGTCGCTGGGACGCTGGCCTACGGGGAGGAGAAGATCAAGAGAAGTTATCCCACCGCTGCATGTGTCGTGATCGGCCTCGAGGCCCTTCAAGTCAGCGCTCGCCACGGTTATGAGGCCGCGTTGAGCGTTCTTTTGGTGCACGGTGTTAGCTATTCTCTGCCCATGCCTCTGGGCGTCGGGTTCCACACGCTGTGGAATCTGACCGCTGATCCGCAGGCTCAATGGGGAGGGCTAGGCTGGCTGTGTGTCGGCGCCATAGGCGCCGGCATCTGGCTGCGCAACTGGCTCACCCAAGAAGCCGCGAAGGAGACTCCCGCACTCGTGTCTTATTTGACAGAGGACAGTGCAATCATGCAGCCGCAAGGCGTAACCCCCAACGGGGGGTGCGTCGCGGTTGCGAAATTAGAGTAGTCTCCTCGCTTTGACATTCCGCTTCGCTCGTGCGTCCGCGCCGAGCGGTTTTCTGAACAATTCTACCCAGACCCTCGTAAAGAACCTTTATGGTACTATCTTTACGCACCTATGGGAGTCAAATTTGTGTCGTTTAGAAACAACCACTCCAACACGGCTAGTACTGTGTGGAACCGGTTGTTGAAAGCGCCACCCATGGACCCTCGTTCACAAGCCCGTGCTTGGAAACAGCTCGACGT